CTGCTTTCTTGTGCATATAAGTTTCATACCTTGATCCTAGATCTGCTAACAGTATGTCAATGCTATCACCTTCCCTAAGCAGTTGACTTGGCAATACATTGTATCGCCTTGCAACCCACTCAATGGTAACCATTATTTCAAATTCAGGGTCGCCTGGTTTGATTGGGTAGTTACCAACTTTCCCAATTCTTCAATCACCTTGCCTACAGCCTTCATTAAGATGTCTGTAGGTAATATATTCTCGTCATTGACAATTTGTTTGCCTTTGCTATCAAGTATCAAGTCTTGTACAATTACAGACGCAGTTTGGAAATCATCTGGTTTAATGGTTGCCATCTGTGCGTAAGTCTTAATGTCTTGTCTATCTAAAATCCAAAAGGATATAACTTCACCGTATTTTGTCACAGTGTCTTCGTCATCTAATTTGATTTCTACCAATTGGGGTTTTCTTGCTAATTCTGATAAGTTCATTTAATCTTCCTCTCTGTTAATCAATTCATTTGTTACTGCTATTAAAAATGTCAATCTTGATCTTGCTTTTGATACATCTTTTGCCGCACAGTTTACTTCATTGGTTGCTTTGGCTATTTCAGCTAAAACACTTTGTAATAATTCTAGTCTTGTTGCTCGTTCTAAGACTTCCATTAATCTCTCCTACTTGTATTTATCTTTAAGGAAAACAGGGCATTTCTGCCCTGTATTCTGAGTCAGTCTATTAAGCTACTGCAGTAGTTACTAAGTAGTCGCCAGTCACTGTGATAGTGATTGGTGACACCCACACTGGGCTGTCAGCTGACACTGTTGGTGCTAGTCCTGTAACATAACCTGTTCCAGAAATAATTTTACCAGGGTTACCTTCGCTGTCATCACCTAGATATAGTGTAAATTCCACTAGATCCTTGTCAGAACTCATACCAAAGATACCTTTGAGTGAAGCAGTGCCAGCGGCGCTGGTACCATCTCCAAAGAAAGATGTTTGATTGAGAACTAGATTCATGCTTAGGCTGTTTGTTGCTGTTGTGGCAACCTGTTTCTTAGATCCTTCGTCTAATTGTGTCCATGTAAAGACATCATTAGCCGCGTTAACGGTAATGTCTTGCAATGAAGGTACAAGTAGAGAATCGTCAGTAGCGTCTGCAAACACTTCTAATCTAAGAGTGGCTTCCACACCAGTAACACCTGGTGCTGGATATATATAATTTGCCATTTCTAATGTTCCTCTTTGTAATTAACTCAACTTAGTAAAGTTGAATGTAAACTCTGTCACTATGTTATCATTGACATACTCTGATTCAACAGCAGTTATGCGTTGCCGCCATCCTGTAGTCAAATCTTGCAATCTTGTTTGCTTGATGGTTGTAACCATAGTGTCATAGTCAGTTGGTAAGTTTTTTGCGTCTGTTGCAACATAAACTACAACGGTGGTTGTTTCATTAACAATACCATTATCATCTAATGTTTCAACTAAGGGTTCTTGGGCTGTTTGTGGTTGATCAACATATATCTTCTTCATGTTCTTGAGATACAATGGTTGCCCACTTGCGTCCCAAGGAAGTTCATCTGTAACACCAAAACTGCTAAAACTTTGTGCTTTCAGATAAGTTAAGATAGTGTCTCTCATCGCACTCTCCTAAGGTTGTAATAACCTGGTTTCTTCTCACTTGATTCCACTGTGAGATCTCCATCAAAGTCATACCAATCACCACTAACAATCAATTCACTGAATAGTTCATTGAATTTTTGTTGGTAGTGTCCAACCTTTTGTCGCTCTGCTGAATCCTGGTCACCAAAATCTGCAACTCTAGGCAAAATATAATAATAGAGTGAATGAAACACTGATAAATCTGTAAAGTCATTCACCCTATCAATTATTTTGCTTGCATCTAGTGCTGGAATATCTGCACGGGTTGAAATGCTAGCACCACTCTGATTCAAGTAGTAACTGGCCCACCAATCTGTTGAGCGTAATTGAGTTAGTATGCGTTCAGTAGATCTAATTAATAGATCCTCCACTACATCCACAGTTAAGCCTTCATTAGCCTCAAATAAACGCTGATCCAGGGCTTCAACATCTGAATATTCACTGAAGCTCAAGACTCGTGTTCCTGATTTTATGAAAGCCATCTCAATTCCCCTTTAATTACGCTACATTGATCAGTTGAATACCACGAGTAGCGTCAACAACACCAACGCCTGCGTGAATACTTGCAACTACATCAAAACCAACTGCCGCCGCTCTACGCTGAACTTCAATATCAGCATTTTTTTGCATAGCAAGTCTACATGCGTCAGTTCCAAAGATGAATCCTGAGTGTGCCGCTGGTACTAATGCACTTTGATACATTTGCACGCCTGCGTATGTTCCAACATATCCATTTTTCAATGCTTCTGTTTGGAATTCACCGCCAGCAAAGTTACCGTTAGCAAACAAGTTCTTCATTAGATTTGATGCTTCAGCTGTTGAAAGGATACCATATAATTGGCCCATTTCGCCTGCACCACGGATTTGTGCTACTGCATCAAAGATTGAATCGCCTGTCATAGGAACTGAATCTGTTGTTGATGCTGTTAATGATGTAGCCATAGCTGTTAACACTGCTGTGTCATATGCTTTAGCTACTGCATTACCTAACACACGACCTAATTCTGATGGATCAATACCACCTAGGTCACGCACTACTGAACGAGCCGCATATAAGTTAACAGGGATAGTTGTTGTTGTATCAGCAATAACTTGTGCCGCTAGATCTGTATTTCCACTATCATCTGAGACTGTTGATGCTGATACTTCACCTAATACTGGTACTTGTGCAGACTGTGAACCAGCTGGAACATTAACCATTGGTACAAGTGCGCCACCTAAGAACAATGATTGTTCTTGAGCTGTATAAATCGTAGCCGCCTTGGTAGGGACTACTAAACCTTCAAGACTAAAGCCTGATAGATATTCATTTGCCATTTTTATTGACTCCTAATTTTTAAAATAATGCCCTATGCAAAGCCTTTTTGTTTGGCTTCTTTATAGAGCTTTCTGTGTTCTGGATTTAGCATATCCAAACTTGCGAGATCAAATCCTGTGGCAGTTGTTGGACCGCTTACAGAGCTTTTGGTATTGGTTGTTGCTGGAGTAGATTGTACAAAGTGTGGATTCGCATCCAGAAACTCTTTGACAAGTTCATCTGGAGTTAATGGTTTCCCATCGTCACGATATCTAACTGTGCCATCCTGACCAACAACTTCTACATCACCATCTTGATTTAGCCTCACTTGTGAGACCAATAAACTTTGAACCTGTTCAGGATTTACTGATCTCAACTTAGCCGCTGAATTCAACAGTGGTGTATTGATCTTATATTCCTTGATGATGCTATCTCTTTTTTGGATTTCACTATTCCAATTTTCCGCTTTTTCTGTCAGAATCTTTTCAAACTCACCTTTCCTAATAGCTTCAGCTTCTTTGGCTTTTTCAGCTTTAGTTTTGAGTTGTTTAAGTTCTTCAATATCACCTAACTCTTGAAATTGTTTTTCAAACCGTTTGGTCAGACTGTTTTTAAGTCCTGCCATATGATTGTCAAACTCTTCTTGAGTATAAGTTTTAGCGTTTGATGTTGCCTGATTTTCAGTTGTTGATTCTGTAGCATCAGTTGCTGTTTCTGTTTCCATGATGTTGTCGCTCATGTAGCGTGCCCTCCTAGAGGTAATGTTAAAAAGATAACTTGCGTTATCTAATTATTTATGCTAGAAAAATTATGACATTTTCTTCTTTCCTTTGCCTTTAGTTTTCTTCTTTTTGGTGTATGCCATTTGTCTGCTCCTGGTTAACCTAATATATTGGGTATCACGATACTGGCTACTAACAGCCCTAATACCCACCATAGTCTAGCGTCCATCTTTTCAAGTTTATGTTCAACTCTATCCACATCCTCTTTAAGGTGGGCGAGATGATTGTCTTTGATTAGTGCTACCTGTGCCGCTAGTTCTTTGAGTGTCATTGTTTAGTCCTTAATCGTTTGAATTTACTAATGTCAGTTTGGCCTGTTGTAATTGTTCACTTGTTATTTCTGGATGCAGTTCAAGTATCTGTTGGTCTGTATAGCCTTCCATAATCATAGCTTCAATGTGTGGCTGACGGTTTTCTTGTGTGAGTGTAGGATGTTCCATCTCGCTCTCTAGCTCGTGTTCTTCTAACAGTTCATGTGCTATGCTGTATTCTAAATTCTGGACGATTGTGGGATCTGTAACCACCTTGCGTGCTTCTAGTAATGTCATGACCTCATTATTTTTGTCACGGATACCAAAACTATCTGGATATTTTACGGTGCCGTCATAACTCTGTCCTTGGTAGCGTGCAAACAGCCTCCATAATTGTTCTTCAGCTAGTTCTAGGTTGTCTGCTTTTTCACTCAATCTCGCTGACAACAATGCAAATTCAGTGTCACGACTTACTCCTGACAGTACACGGCTTTCAGTTGCTCTCACTGCACCAGTATTAGCCATCTTGTCAATTGACTCTACTATCTTGTCAATGGTTGCCAGGATTGAATCAATGTTGGCACCTGAATTTTCCAAGATGTAAGGTTTGAGTGCTGGATCCATATCCTCTGGCATGTGTATGATCGCTCCTGCGCCAGCTCCTGCTTCAGTGTTTGGTGTTTTAACCAAACTGGGATGTGAATCCAGTCTTATTGAGCTATCTATTTCACTGTTAAGGTTGTATATGGTTTTTTGTGCGTTTGCGATGTCATTGATGTCACTGACACCCAGCCCTCTCACTGTTGAGCGTTTGTTGTAAACACATACTGCCGGAATAATACCCAATTGATTTGTTTCTTCTATACTGTCAGTCAATAGGCCCTCATCAATATCTACAGTAGTTGTTTTTATCATGTCTGGGCGCCATTCTTTAATTGTTCTTAGTGAACCATTAATATCTTCAATGTATTTTACATAGTCTAAGGTGTAGCGTCCGTTGGTATTGCGTTGATAACTCCAATCCAACATCATTAGGGGTGTAATTATGTTAACATAGGGTCTAACTTCTTGATCAAGTTCTTCAGCACGAGTGTTTGAATTGGTATTGGGTTTTGCCATCATGATCCATGCGTGTCCCCACACACTGGCCCAGGTTGATACTTCTTTCATGAATGAGTCTAGATCTCTACCATCTAGATCTGCATCCTTTAGGAAAGATTCAACTTCAGGCAGTAGTTCAATTGAGCCTAGCTCTCTGTCAGGTGTTTCTCTGAACAAAAATGAATTATAAACTTGCACCACTGATTGGCAGTGATTGTCTAGATGTGTGCTAGCCAGTCTGTTGGCATATTCCTGTGGGCTTTCTAATTGGTAGCGAACGAGATGATTGCCTTCACGGTAAGTGTCACCACCAATGTAACTTTCAAATAGGTATTCATAACGATCTACATTGTCTATGTAGATGGTATTACCAGAGATTAGGTGATCAATTTCTTCTTTTAATATTTTGCTGATTGCCATTGAATGGATTCCTTTAAGGTATAGTATTTATGCCGTTATGCAAGGTGGGTACTCCATCTTGCTGGGGGTGGCATTGCCTGTGACTGTTTGGTTAATGGGAACAAGTAGTCCACACAGTATGATGCGGCATCAAACATATGATCGTAGCCGTTTTTATCTGGCACTTGTGTTCCTTCTTTGTATTGGAATTTGTCTAGTGATTCTATAGTGTGCTTACAGTTTGGACTTATGAATAAGTGTCTCTCGCCATCACTTGAACATAGTCTACTGTTGTAACTGTTAATCCTATCTCTAACTGCATTGTGTTTGCGTGGTGCTTTGACTATGAATCCATTGTTAGCCAGTATTGAATGATCTGTCTGTCCACCAGCTGAAGTCTTACGAGAATTTCCGCTAGGATCTGGATACACAAACACCTTTGACTTTGGATATCTGTTTTTAATCTCATCACACATGTCTTGTGTATTAGCTGAGTGCATGTTTATCTCATCAAACTGTAGTAAGGTATCATCCCGTCTGATATGTATGGCGGCTGTTAGAGGATTCACATTGAAATCCATTCCAATATGTAACACCTTTAGGTCTGGGTCCTCTATCTGAACGACATTATGCTCTCTATCAAAGTTATAGGCTATACGACCAATGAAGCTTTCAAATGATGCCTCAAACTCTTGTCTAAACACTTTGTCTGACAGATCCTTACGAGCTTGTTCTATTTCTTCTAAGGGTATGTTACCACCCTCAATTGAAGTAAACTGATGACTTGACCAATTGACTTGATCTTCCTCTTTACGCATAAACAAATCATAAAACCAATTTGATTTACCTGTTGGGGTTGATATGAACATGACATCACCTTGAGTATTTGACACAGTTGCACGCAGGACTTCTGTCCAGGCTTTCTCATCTACCATTGCGGCTTCATCTATCACGATAAAATTGAACTCTCGCCCCCTCCAGCTGTCAAATGTTTCTAAACCTGCGAGGCTTATCTTGCTACCGTTGACTAAGATAATGGTAAGGTCACTTTCATTAATCTTCTTAACCCAGTTTAGGGTTATTAGTTTTGATTTAAGTTTATCCCACACAATGCCTTTTGCCATACGGTAACTGGGTGCCGCATATAGTATCTGTTGATTAGGAAATCGTGCATATCTAGCAAGCTCACGGATAGCCAAAAATGTTTTACCAAATCGTCTACCTGCTGATATAACACGAAAGCGGTGTGTGTCGTTAACTATCTTCTGTTGTGGCTGGCTCAGCATTGTCTGTCCAAGGGAGGATTTTAGCGTCGTCTGTATTGGTTGGTTGATCACTCATGCCTAATATGTTTTTAGCAAGGAATATTTGCACCGCGGCATTGCCGTTTGATGCGTTCTTCATCATGGCTCTGCGTAGGCTTATCTTCATTACTTCGTAGCCTTTTTGTATTTCTGACGCGAAATGACGGTTTATTGACTCAATTGTGACCCCAAAAAAACGAGCAATTTCACTGGATTTCATACCAATCTGTGCTAGTTCAAATACTTGACTTGGGGGAATGATTACTTTGTTGCGTCCTACTAGGATACCTTCATATGTACCAGTAGTCCAACTTCCGCCTTTGGGACCAGGTTTGACTCGTTTCTGTGATACTTCAGTAAGTTCACAGTCGTATTCAGGGGTGGGGATATCATGTTCATTTTCACTCATGTTTTTATTTATCAGTTAAAAAATAGGTGAATAATTAGTTATTATCGTGCTGTCTCCTCTGAATTCTCAAACCATGCCCTAAGTGTAAAGGCTATGGTTTCTTGATTCTTAAAAAGACCCTGCTCAATTTCTTCAATTATACCTTTTAGTATCTTACGCTCTAAACTTGTCATTACGCTGTCTCCTCACCATTAGCTGTGAATTTTTTACCCAAATTTGGCACATATACTACACCACCTGGTTTGAGTCTTCGTGTCATCGCTTCAAACCATTCATTGTTAGCCTGGTGTTGTTTGGGTGTTAGTGTTTTATATTGTTGCTGACTCCATTTAACCATTTGTCATTCTCCTTTAATTAACTTACAAATACATTATAGCACCAAACAACCAAAATGTCAACCAAAAAAAAGCACCCTTTTGAGGTGCTTTTTGAATGCTTTGGGGCATGGTGTGAACTTGTTCAGGATATAAAGGATATAATAGGATCTTGTGTCATGGCTTTAACACGAGACAAGAACAAGCTCACAACAATATTTATTCCTCGTCTTTGGGGTCCACATCTTCTCGTGGGTAACTTGAAGTCTCAGGTCGTAGAGGCTCTAGCTTGGGTTCAGGTAAAGCACGCCATGCTTTAGCCAGTGTCTGCACCACACTATTATACTTGGCTCTAGCAGGTTCTTGCTTGATCCATTGTCTAAGTAGTTGTTCCTGTGCCTCTAACTCTCGTTTGATCTCTTCAATTTGCATAGTATTCTCCTTTGTTCACTATATTTATAGTGTTAATTTTGACCTGATTGGAGATCTCTTGGCTGTCTGGTTCTAGCGTCACTTGAGGTGTAATTTGTATTATAACAGCCATTATGATGTTAGCGATCCACATCAGTCGCCTCTATACAAACTAACGATATTTTCAATCGCGTCTTTGAATTCATCTCTGGCCTGATCTCTACCCATGGTAAATCCTGCCTCATATGCTTTTTCTGTTGATTCCCATTCAGTAATCTTGGGTTCTTGTTCTGCTTTGGCTCTTATCAGATTAATTATTTCATTTGCTCTGTTTGACATCATGTGTTTCCTTTTAGTTATGGTTGTACGAATAAGTTGTTAAAGTTGTTTGAGGGAGTTGCTCTCAGACTTGGCACCATTTCAATTGAGAGTTCTGGATCAGATCCATACAGTCTATTCCATTTTTCTACCATGTTGACTGTAACATCTTTTTTGCCTTTTGAGGGATTATCCTTCTTTTGATCAGTTCTAATATGATCGTAAAGTTCTACAATCACGCTGGCTGGCGTATGATACATAACACCATTGTATTTTTTTGTTCTAGCCCATCCTTTTTCTTTGGGTCTAATCTTTCTGAGATCTGTGTTTAATACATCTTCAAGTTCTTGTCCTCGTCGCCCACCTTGAGTAACTGCTGTGTCAATGATCTCCAAGACGCGGGCAGTGTGCTCAAGTAGT